GGGACAACTACGCGGAAGCCAAGCTATAAGCCAATTGTCAGATACAGTACTTGCACTCGAAAGAGATCAGCAAGCGGGTGATGACACATCTACTTTAAGAGTATTAAAGAATAGATACAGCGGTGAAACAGGTGTGGCAGCTGCACTGAAATACGACAAAAACACTTGTAGATTCAATGAAACTACGATTACACCAATTTTCAACCCAAGCACAGACTTCTGAGTTGAAAAAACCAAACCCACCCACAAAAAAAGCAAAGAAAAAAGCAAAATTTGTGGATAAGACTTATGCCGGAAAAACAAATGCTGGTGTTTGATTGCGAAACTAACGGACTATTACATGACGTTTCTCAGATACATTGCCTTGCCATCTACGACTCCGAAAAAGAAGAGACCTTCGTATTTAACAATAACGGTGGTGACTGCTACCCGATCACGGAAGGTTTACATTGGCTCAATTCAGCTGATGTCATTGCTGGTCATAACATTATTGGCTACGACATACCTGTTTTTCGGAAAGTTTATTCTTGGTTTGATACTGATGCTGATATTGTCGATACTCTTGTGCTATCTCGGTTATATCATCCAAACATGATGGAGATAGATAAGAGAAGAAACATACCACGAATGCCATTACAACTATATGGCAGACATTCATTAGAAGCATACGGTTACAGGCTAGGAGAATACAAAGGAGAGTTTGGCAAAACTACTGACTGGCAAGACTGGTCACAAGAAATGCAAGATTACTGTGTACAAGACGTACACGTTACCACTAAATTATGCGAGCACTTCCGCCCTTACCTGACTGGTGCGCGTTAGAGCATCGAGTCGCTGAAATACTTACAGAACAGGAAATACATGGATGGTACTTTGATGAATCAAAGGCTCAGCAACTTGAGTCACATCTCCGAGGAGAGATGGAAGACACTGTTGAAATACTTCGAGGACAATTCCCTTTCGTTGGAGGAAAGATGTTCACTCCTAAACGAAATAACTCATCCACCGGATACGTCGAAGGAGCCGACTCTCAAAGATTAGTTGAATTTAACCCAACATCACGAGACCATATTGCATGGATACTACAGAATCGTCTGAAGATTACGTTAACCCAGACTACGACGACTGGGAAACCAATTATCGACGAGATTACATTGAAGGAGATATCACATCCCTTCTGCAAATTATGTGCGAAAGCTTTGGATCTGAAGAAGAAGCTAGGCATGATATCGCAAGGCGTGAACGCATGGCAAAAGTTATGTACGACATCTAGTCGCATACATCACCATTGTTCCGTTTCTACTAACACATTTAGATGTGCTCATAGAAAACCGAATCTAGCCCAAGTTCCAGCTGACGCACAGTTTAGAGAACTATTTAAAGCTAGTCCCGGGAACGTCATGGTAGGTGCTGACCTATCAGGCATAGAACTTAGAATGCTTGCACATTACCTTGGACGGTATGACGGAGGTCGATATGCCGACATACTACTGAACGATGATATACATCAGGTTAACGCTGACAAAATAGGAATCACCCGCCGACAAGTTAAGACTGTGACTTATGCCTTCTTGTATGGTGCGGGAAATCTTAAATTAGGTCTGAGTTATGATAACTCTCTACAACCCAAGGAAGCCAGTAAAAAAGGATCCGAAATTAGAAAAGCTTACGTATCTGCTATCGATGGACTCGCCGAGTTATTGGCAGCGGTTTCAAATAAGGCTTCTAACGGTTACCTCATGGCATGTGACGGACGACGGGTGCTGGTCGATAGCCCACACAAAGGATTAAATTATTTACTCCAATGTGGTGCGGGTATTATCGCCAAGCGTTGGATGGTAATAGCTGATGACAACTTGCGACACGATGTCCACACTCATCAACTTGCGTTCGTACACGATGAACTTCAATACGAAACCTTACCGGCTTATGCCGAAGAAATAATGAGCGTATTAGAAATATCAGCAAAAATGGCTGGTGAATACTATAAATTGCGATGCCCTATTGCAGCAGAAGCACAAACTGGCAATACATGGGCAGATGTACATTAATTTATGAAATTATTAATAGATTGCGATTATATTGTTTATAAATGTTGTGCAGCAGCTGAAACTGAGTTGGATTTTGGTGATGACGTTATAGTCGTTACTTCTAAATTCAGTGATGCTTATAAATGCGTACAACGTGATATAGATAAAATAAAACGTGAATTTCCCTTTTATGAGGAGATAATTTTATTTTTTACAAGCCCTAATAATTTTAGGAAAAAAATTTTACCGGAATACAAGGGTCATAGAAATAGAAAAAAGCCCTGTGGATTTAAACGGGTAATTAATCAACTCAAAAAGGATTACAAAGTTATTGTGAAGGATACTTTAGAAGCTGACGATACCATGGGTATCTATGCAACAAAGTACCCGGGAAACATTATTGTCTCACCTGACAAGGATATGAAACAGATCCCCGGGAAACTATATAACTTTGATGAAACAGTCGACATCACACCAGAAGAAGGTGCTAGATGGCATCTCATTCAAACTATGAGTGGCGATAACACTGACGGTTATTCTGGGGTCCCCGGAATTGGAATCAAACGTGCTGAAAAGATATTTTCTGAAAAAGGTTACACATGGCAAGCTGTCGTAGAAACCTTCGAGGAAAAGGGCATGACTGAAGCTGACGCACTTACTAATGCAAGGCTTGCTCGAATATTAACTATCAATGATTATGACGAAGCAAAAAAAGAACCAATCTTATGGACCGCCCCCTCCAATTACCAAGTTAACGACTGAACAAGACTTCAGACTAAGAGCTATTGAAATAGCTATTAATAGTCCAGAAGCAACTAAGGAAGATATTGTTACTGTCTTCCTTGCCCTACAAAAGCAAAGTTTTATACTTGCAAACTGTCTTGAAAATTTAATAAAGAAATGGCCGAAACCACCAACGACCACGGACCGTCCTACTACCGACGAGGTTCCATTGATGTTTGGGATTTTATTAGAGCGCAAGGATTGGGATTCCACCTCGGAAACGTAATTAAATATGTTTGCCGAGCCGGTTATAAAGATAACGATATAGAAGATTTAAAAAAAGCTGTCCACTATTTACAGAACGAAATTGAATACCGAACCAAACATCATAGCTAGGACTGGTCGAGTCCAGCAATGGATTGATAATCCATCATCACGTCTACCCGTATCTTGTACTGTCTTCGTTGTTGAAGACTCAATGGAAGGTCCAAATGGAATCGAAGCATCATGGAGATTTGTATCACACGCTCTTCGATATGGAGCAGGCGTCGCGGTCCACTTGTCAAAACTCAGACCCAAGGGTACTGAATCTCTTAAGGGAAGTGACAAACTTGTTGCGTCAGGTCCCACATCATTCGCAAAAATCTACTCAACATTAAATGAAATTCTCAGGCGAGGTGGTACGTACCGTAACGGGGCGTGTGTTATTCATCTCGATATTACACATCCCGATATTCTTGATTTCGTGCAATGTCCTCGACAAGAACTTCCATGGGTCAAACGATGTGTTGACCTCACCCAATCCGCGTGGTCTGAAACAGATACTGAAACAAAGGAAGCAATCTTACGAGGAATTGCAAAAGGGGATATCTGGCTCAATAAAATAAAGTATCAAAATGAAAAAAGAATATACTCCAACGTCTGTCTTGAGGTTTACTTGCCCTCACGAGGAACGTGTCTCTTACAGCACCTTAATATGTCTGCCTGTCGTATCGGCGACATACGATCAGGTTTCCGTGAAGGCATGTCCTCGCTGTGTGAGTTACATGGTAGGACAGGGGTTGGAGAATCTGGAGAATACTTATCGCCAGATATCGACAGGCAAGTTGGATTCGGACTCTTAGGTCTAGCTAACTTCCTAGCAAACAACAACATAACCTACGCCCAGTTTGGCGAAGCTTTAGAAGCCATTAATGAAGGCAGAAGCTACGAAGGTTACGCGGGACTCGCTGCCCGTGAACTTTACTTGGGCGTATTAGATGCAGCGAACATAGCAAGAGCGAACAACATGCAGAGAGCATTTGCCATAGCACCTACAGCTAGTTGTTCCTATAGAAGTAAAGATCTCAAAGGCTACACAGCAACTCCAGAGATCGCTCCACCAATCGCTCGCACAGTTGACAGAGATTCCGGTGAATTTGGGGTAGAACAAGTGCAATATGGCAACGTTGAAATTGCCAGTCAAGTTGGCTGGGATAATTATAAAAAAGTAGCTGATCAAATAATGATCATGCTAGATAGAACTGGTTTGCTTCATGGCTATAGCTTCAATTCTTGGAGTGATATGGTGACTTACGATGAAGCATTTGTGACGGAGTGGCTCAAAAGTCCACAGACGTCTCTCTATTATTCTTTACAAGTAATGGGTGACGTACAGGACAAGTCAGATGCTTACGCTGCACTTGATCAGTCCGACGTTGAGGAATACTTGGAAAGTTTAATGAGCAACAAACCTGATGAAATTGCTTGTGACTGTCAACAATGAACCCCTACGAAAAACTATTAAATAGAAAAAGAAAATGGACACCAGTCCAGACCACCAAAGGAAAGATAAAAGATGGAGCAGAAGAAGCGGTGTACCGTGCTCTCGCTGTACGCAACATGGAATGTCCAGTTGGCGCGTTTGTATCTGATTCACTCTCTGAGATTCCTGAGAAAAGTCGAGAACTTTTGGAATCAAACATAAAAGATGAAGACAACCATGACTTAGCTCTTGGATATATCGCTAATGCTATAGGCGTTGATGACAAAGCTGAAGCTGAAGCCCTTCGCCTAAAAGAAGCATGGATAGCACATCCAGACCACACCATATTAAAAGCCTTAGTAATTGAAAGAGCAATATTCTTTGTGATATTGCCTTTCTTTAGGTTTAATGGTGATGCTGGTTTACGTACTGTAAGTGCTGATATATCTAGAGACGAACAGATACACGTCGCTACAAATAGTCTTGTCTGTGCAGAGCTTGGTCTTACACCTAGTCAATCACTAGACAAGTTACGGAGAGCCACTATTAATTGGATCATGCAACCACTGTCAGCCAATGTCGATAAATATTTGGACAAAAAATTTTGGCTGGATGCTAGTGATCGACTTATGTATGAAGGCAAAGCTCCACAATTAACCGAAACAAAGGCAGCGAGAATGCCTGCCTTCTTTGAACATGCAAACACCAACCTCCCCCAATATTCTTGAGCCTATCATTGGACCCACTTTACCCTTTGTGCTCGAGGAACTTGAAGAAAATTTTCCTCAAGTAAACCCACATCCTAAAGAAGAGATAGGATCAATAATGTACAAAGCTGGTCAACGATCAGTAGTGGAGTGGATTAAAAAAAGAATTGAAGAATAATGTTTTTAGAACCTGTGTTCGCATCAGAAGTGCCACGTATTTGGCATGAAGTTAAGCCACTTGTTGATAAAGCATTAGCACGTGCAGATGGTGAACAGTTATCTGAAGATGTTCTTCAAAAATTATTAAACAAAGAAATGATATTGTTTGCTGGCATTGAAGCAAATGAATTAGCTTCTGTTTGTATAGCAGAAATATTATATTATCCTCGTAAGAAAGTGTTGCAAGTAACTCTTGCAGCTACAAAATCTGGACGAGACTTTGAATTATGGAATGAAACCTTTGAAGTTGTCGAAGATTTTGGTAGAGCAATGGGATGCACTTCAGTATCTGCATGGGTAAGAAAAGGTTTTGTAAAAAAATTAAAATGGAAACACAAATACTCAGTAGTGACTAAAGATTTATTGGAGGAGTAAACTATGCCATCAGCATTTGATAGAAGTAAAGAACATGTTAAACAAACTAAGAAACAAATAGACTTAGTTGGAAAGCAGCAAAAAATTACGGCTGACGACCTAAAATTTTCTTTTGAACATGACCTATTAACCGAAAGAGCAACCAAGGGTAATCTATTTGACAAAAGTAAATTATATAAAGAGCTTGGTAAAAAAGGCTTAGGTAATATTTACAACCCTACTGATGTAGAACTTTATGATCGGTACATACAAAATCTAAAAAACAATTTAGCTAGAGTACAAGAGATTGAAGACCTTGGTGCGGCTCAAACTAAACTAGGTCAACAGTATGGTGATTTAAGTAGTACGATTAGTGGCTTAGAAGATTGGAGATCAACAGACTTTAAAGATTTACAGCAAGGCTTAGCAACTAATACTGAAAGTCTTAATAAATTAAATAAATTAGACTTCTCAGGATTAGGAGATATAGAATCAAATACAAGTAAGGTTCAAAGCTTACTTACAAGAGTTGGAGATTTAGAAAAACTAGGTTCGACTACACCTGTAACAGGAATTGGAGATGTTACTGGTTTAGAAAACATTATTTCTAATCTTCAAAGTCAGTATGATTCGTTAGAGATACCAGAGTATGAAGCTCCAGACCTATCAGGTTTAACTACAGCAGACCAACTAGAGACAGCAATAAGTAATCTTGGTGTAAATCAGTTTATGGGTGACATGACTTTTGAACAAGCCATGGAACAAAGACTTGGTACTTTAAGAGATACAGTAAAGGGTGACTTTGGTAGTGAAATACAACGTTTAAATTTAGATACAGTTGGTGATGAACTTACTAAAGCAGAAGGTAAGTTAGATAAGTTATCAGACAATTTTGCTGGGTTGTCTAAAGATGTTAGTTGGGTTACTGACTTAGGACTTCAAGGGTTTGATAAACGTTTTGCTGATCAAGCTAGTAATTTTGGTACTAGTTTATCAAGTGCAGAAGATAGATTTTCAAATCTTCTTGGCGGACAGACTGACGCTTTAACTAACTTAATAGGTGAAACTAAATTAAATTTACAAGGTGATTTAGATGCATTTACAAGTGGTGCTCAGACAGCTAGAGAACAACTAGAAAATAGATTATCTAGGGAAGGTTCAGATGCAAGACAAGCACTAGCTGATCAATTAGCTGGTCAAGGTTATGATATAGATAATTTATCAACACAACTACTTGGTTATGGAGATAGATTAACTGATTATCAAGACCAATTTAAAGATGACTTAACAGATCTAAGAGGTATTGTTGGTACTGAAAGAGAATTAGAACTTGGTAAATTAGAAGATAAGCTACGGGGCGGGATAGGACAAGATAGAGCAGCGGATTTAATAAGAACAAAACAAGAAATCAAAGATGAGCGTTTGTCAGACATCGAAAAGATGGCTTTCAACATTAGACAAGAATATGGTGATCAGATATTTGATTTAACTGACACTTTCGGTAAAGGTCAAGAGGAAAGTAGACTAGCAAGACAAGAACTAGGAGCTGACATACAAGATTTATTTGGTAGATCTTTAGCACAAGATGTTAGTGTTGCTGGCTTAACTACTAATGTAGGAACACTTGGTCAAAACTTAGACTCATTAAAAAGTTCATTTGGTGATTTTAAATCAGATGCTGCAACTAATTTAGGAAATGTTAGAAGAGCATTAGAAGGTGAAATTGGTGATCTAAGCGGTTCTTTAACAGAAGGTTTGTCTAGAGTACAAACAGATTACACAGATAGAATACTTGGAAGTGAAAGAGCCGGAGCAACAGCTAGAGAAGAATTAAGATCTGATCTAACTGGAGCATTAGGTTCTGAAGCAGCAGCTAGACAGTCTGGTTTAGCATCAGAAGCTTCTGCTAGAGAAGCTGGTTTACAATCAGCTCAAGCAGAAAGAGCAAGATTAGCTGAAGAAGCTTCACGTGGATTCCAAGATGTATATAAAACTAGAGAACAAGCTATCTCTGAATTATCTGGTAGGTTTGGAGAAAACTTACGAGCACAAGAAGAAAGTCTAAGTAAAAGAATTGATGATGCTTCTAGGTCTGTCGATGACAGAATAGGCAGACTTGGTTCAATGATGAATTACAGAATGCTAGGAGATAGTGCTGGCGGAGTAAAAATGAGAAGATCGAAAGCTTACAAATCTGGTGCAGTAAATACTGGTACTGGTCAGCTAAGTCGTTCAATGAAATTAAAAACACTTAACATATAATTATGACTGCGAAAGCTAGATACGATGCGCTTTCTAGTGACAGATCACAGTTCTTAAACATAGCTGAACAGGCAACCAAGCTTACACTTCCTTATTTAGTAAGGGGTGAAGAGGAACATAACGGAGGTGCAAGAAATCTTACAACTCCATGGCAAAGTGTTGGTGCAAAAGGTGTAGTTACACTTGCATCAAAACTAATGCTTGCTTTACTTCCTCCACAAACAAGCTTTTTTAAATTACAGCTAGATGAAAATGCTCTGCAAGGTCAAGTACCTCCAGAGATGAGATCAGAATTAGATTTATCTTTTGCCAAAATAGAAAGAACTATTCTTGAAGCAATAGCTGCGTCAAGTGATCGTGTAATTATTCATCAAGCTCTTAAACATTTAATTGTTGCTGGTAATGTTCTTGTATTTATGGGTCAATCTGGTTTAAAGATGTTCCCATTAAATAGATATGTATTAGAGCGTGATGGCAACGGTAATGTTATAGAGATTGTCACTAAAGAAAGAATTAACAAATCTCTTTTGGAAAATATAGTTCCAGAAGATTTCATGTTAGATCAAGAACAAGATGTCACCGAAGATGGTGAATATGTAGATCGTCAGGAAGTAGATATATACACACACTGTTTACGTGTGGGTGAAAGATACGAATGGCATCAAGAAGTATATGACCAGATCATCCCTGCTTCAAAAGGTAAAGCACCAGCCAACGCTACACCATGGCTACCATTGAGATTCAATACTGTAGATGGTGAAGCATACGGAAGGGGCAGAGTCGAAGAGTTTATGGGAGATTTAAAATCTCTTGAAGCATTAATGCAAGCTCTTGTTGAAGGTAGTGCTAGTGCAGCAAAGGTTGTCTTTACAGTCAGTCCAAGCTCAACTACAAAACCCCAGACTTTAGCTCAAGCCGGTAACGGTGCAATCATACAGGGTAGACCTGATGATATAGGAGTTGTCAACGTAGGAAAAACAGCTGACTTCAGAACAGCATTTGAAATGGCAATGCAATTAGAGAAACGCTTAGGAGAAGCTTTCCTAATTCTTAATGTCAGACAGTCTGAAAGAACTACAGCTGAAGAAGTACGTATGACACAGATGGAACTAGATCAACAACTCGGTGGATTATATTCGCTGCTAACTATAGATCTATTGGTTCCATATCTATCTAGAAAACTAATGGTATTCCAGAAGTCTGGAGAGATACCACAAATACCCGGGGATATGGTTAAGCCTACAATCGTAGCTGGTGTCAATGCTCTTGGACGTGGACAGGATAGAGAAAGTCTTATCCAGTTCATGACAACTATTGCTCAGGCAATGGGACCAGAAGCACTGATGCAATACATAAACCCAGAAGAAGCTATTAAGCGTTTAGCAGCTGCACAAGGTATTGATGTATTAAATCTTGTAAGAAGTATGCAAGAGATACAACAAGAACAACAAGGTGCTCAACAACAAGCTATGGAAATGCAACGTCAAGAGATGGAAATCCAAGCTATGAAAACACCTATGGCTGACCCAACTAAGAACCCTGCACTAGCACAACAACTAGCTGAAGGCGGACAAGCATCACCTCAACCAGCTGATCTACCTACAAATAATTAATACGTATGTCTGAGACATTAACAATGGACGAAGCTCAAGCGGAACAGCCTGAGTTAACTCCAGAAGAACAAGACTCTCTCCAAGTTGGAGAAGCAATGGAAAACCAGCAAGAACAATTATTAGCTGGTAAATATAAGAATGCTGAGGAGCTAGAAAAAGCTCACTTAGAACTTCAAAAGAAATTAGGAGAACGTTCAGAACCTAAAGAAGAACCTGTAGCAGAGGAACCTAAAGCTGAAGAAGAAGTTAAAGAAGAAAAGAAAGAAGATGCACCACCACAAGTATTAGAAGAGTTGTGGAATCAAAGGGAAAAAGGTTTTGATGATGAAACCTTAAAGAATTTAGCAAAAACAAATCCCGGAGAATTAGCTAAAGAGTATTTACGTTATAGACAATCCCAACAACCTAGAGGTTTATCTGATAAAGATGTTACTGATCTCAAAGCGATAGCTGGAGGTCCAGAAAAGTATGACCAATTAGTTGAATGGGCAACAAAGAATTTACCAGAAAAAGAACAGCAAATGTATGACGCAGTGGTGGATCGTGGAGATCCGCTTGCTTGTTATTTTGCTCTTCAAACAGTTATGAATAAATACGAAAACGCAGTTGGTGTAGAAGGACAGCTGATAACAGGTAAACCACCATCTGCATCTACTGATACTTTCAGAAGCCAAGCTGAGCTTGTCGCAGCAATGGGTGATCCTCGTTATGACAACGACCCTGCCTATCGCCAAGACGTAATCAGCAAACTTGATAGATCAAAAATTAATTTTTAATTATGCCTAAAGGAAAAGGTACTTACGGTACTAAAAAAGGTAGACCACCTAAAAAATGAAAACTAAAGACCTCGATACGCTACTCGAAAACGAGTATGCGTACGAACCCCCTATACAACTTTTACCAAAACAAAAACTAATGTCACCTGAAGCAGAAAGATTTAATGGTTGGGCAGCAATGCTCGGCTTCGTAGCAGCTCTTGGAGCCTACGTAACAACAGGACAAATTATCCCCGGTGTATTTTAATGGCAGCAATCTCCTTTCAAAGAGAAGGCACATCAAACTGGCAGAAGTTTTGCGAGTGGGTTACTAGCACAGAGAACCGCCTATATGTAGGTTGGTTCGGTGTGTTAATGATCCCTTGCTTACTAGCTGCAACTACTTGCTTTATACTCGCCTTTATCGCAGCTCCGCCTGTCGATATAGATGGCATACGTGAGCCAGTTTCCGGCTCGTTAATGTACGGAAACAACATAATATCAGGAGCTGTCGTCCCCTCCTCGAACGCAATCGGACTACATTTTTATCCCATATGGGAAGCTGGAACCTTAGACGAATGGTTATACAACGGCGGACCATATCAACTCATTGTCTTTCACTTCTTGATAGGAGTGGCAGCATACGCTGGTAGACAGTGGGAACTATCTTACAGACTAGGTATGAGACCTTGGATCTTTGTTGCATACACAGCTCCACTGTCAGCAGCCCTAGCAGTATTTCTTGTTTACCCATTTGGTCAGGGATCTTTCTCTGATGGTATGCCTTTAGGAATAAGTGGAACATTTAACTTCATGTTTGTCTTCCAAGCGGAGCACAACATCCTTATGCACCCCTTTCATATGCTCGGAGTTGCGGGTGTTTTTGGCGGGGCTTTGTTTGCTGCTATGCACGGAAGCCTTGTTACTTCCTCAATCATTCGGGAGACCACGGAAACTGAGTCACAGAATTATGGATATAAGTTTGGTCA